AAAAAGATTTAAGTTTAGATTTTAGAAAAGAAGAATTTAAACCTTTAAAAAAAGGCACCGCTTCTCTTAGTGAAGATTTAAATATTTTAAAAAAATATAAAGATCTTAATGTAGAGATAAATAAAGCTGTAGAGACAACAATTAGAGATGTTCTAAAATTAAAAGATATTAATTATAGAATATATACTTCTTGGTTGACTAAAGCTAAGCCAGAATCATTTTCTGTTTCTCATAATCATTCTAACTCATGGTTAAGTGGTGTTTATTATCCAAAAGGTGATCCTGGTTTTAACATAAAATTTTTTAACGACTATGTAAGTCAATTTTACACCTCACCAATAGAATATAACGTATACAACTCTGGCGAGTGGACTATTAATGCTGAAGATAACTACTTAATTATGTTTTTTAGTCAATTAAGACACAAGATAATGCCTAATGAATCAAACGTAGATAGATACTCTCTAGCTTTTAATGTTGTGCCCAAAGGAAAATTTGGTAATGCGGATTCAACAATAATTTTTTAAAATACTATTGACATATATTATAAAACAACTATATTATTGAGCATGAAAGTAATAAATGAAACAAAATCAGTAGGTTTTAAACCAACTGTTCATGTTATACAAGAAATCGCAGGAACCAGTGAGGGGAGACCCAAAATAAATATTATGGGAGCTGCTAGTTATGGGAAATTTAAATTCCTATTACCAGAGTTATCTCAAATAATATTTTCTCCTGGTCCTTTAATATATAAATTAAGAAGTGCTTTAAAGGACTTCACAGTTGAAGACTATTTATTATTAACAGGTGATCCTGCTATTATTGGAGTAGCATGTTCTATTGTTTCTGATATTACAAACGGTAAATACAAACTATTGAAATGGGATAAACAAGAAAGAAAATATTATCCTATTGAAATCAACTTATATGAAAGAGGAAAGATAAATGAGTAACATTGACTTTGAAAAAGATCAACAACAAGTAATAAAGAAAACTGAAAATATCCAATCATTAGCTGATCAAGTTGAGACATTGGAACAGCTTCAAAGAACTATAGAAAAACAAGAGGCAACTTTGAAGGAACTAAAAAAGAAAACAGAACATATATCGGGAGAAGTTATTCCAACTATGATGAGTGAGATGGGTTTATCTCATTTAAAATTAATGGATGGTTCTTCAGTAGATGTTAAACCAAATTATAGCGCTACTATCACTATTAAAAATAAGGAGAACGCGTTTAATTGGCTTCGTCAAAATGGACTAGGAGATATAATCAAAAATGAGATATCCGTATCTTTTGGTCGCAACGAAGATAACAAGGCGGCTGATTATGCCGAACTTGCAAAGCGGAATGGGTTTCAACCAACACAAAAGTTGAAGGTTGAACCTATGACGCTTAAAGCGTTAGTCCGTGAGCGTATCGAGGCAGGAAAAGAAATGCCAACGGAACTTTTCAACGTATTCGTTGGAAACAAGACAACAATAAAAAGGAAACAATAAACATGAACCAAGAAGTAACAACGAAGAAAGAGAATGCATTAGCAGTCAATATGTTTGAAGCTGATGCAGACAAAGGCTCTCAGAATATGACACAAGATGATCTTGCGTTACCTTTTCTGAAAGTATTAGGACAGCTATCTCCTGAAGTAAATAAAAGGGATGGAAAATATGTCGAAGGTGCTGAACCAGGCATGATTCTAAACACCGTTACAAACGAAGTTTATAACGGAACTAAAGGGATAGAGGTTTTGCCAGTATTCTATGAAAGAAAATACGTAGAATGGCAAGACAGAGGTGAGGGTAAAGGAGCACCAGTAGCAATTCACAACGCAGATAGCGATATAGTGAGTACAACTACTAGGGATAAGTCCTTTAAAGACCGTTTACCAAATGGTAATTACCTAGAGAACACGGCTAACCATTATGTAGTGGTATTGGGCAAGAGTCCAACAACTGCTATGATTTCTATGAAAGCGACTCAATTAAAAATTAGTCGTAAGTGGAATTCAATCATGATGGGTATTAAGCTACAAGGTAAGAACGGCTTATTTACACCGCCTACATACAGCCACATTTACAATCTAAAAACTGTTCAGATGTCTAATGACAAAGGAACATGGTTTGGATGGGAAGTGTCTAAAGTAGGACCAGTGTCTGATAAAGGTGTTTATGAAATTGCTAAAAACTTTGCTGAAAGATTAGGCAAAGGTGACGTAAAGATTAAACATACTTCGGACGAATCAAAAACAGATTCACCATACTAAGCGAAATCCTAGGAGGCGGGCGCGGAAGCGAGAGTTGATGCGCCCGTTTAAAAATTATGTTTGAAAAAATATTTAAAGGATTAGAGCGTGCCCATGGGTGTACTAAAGTTAGCACTCCTGTTGAGAATGGTGTCAAATTAAAAGGTCAGTCCTTTGTTGTAAGAAAACCAGTCACTCCTAATCTTTGGAAGATGCACCTAGAAGGTAAACAAAGTCTAGGTATCATTCCAATTAACGAAAGCAATGAATGCATATGGGGATGTGTAGACATAGATTCCTATGCAGGATTTGATCATAAAAAATTAATAGATAAAATAATAGCTTTAAAGCTTCCACTCATTGTGTGTAGATCCAAGAGCGGAGGAGCCCATGTCTTTCTTTTCTCCGAACAACCGGTAGCTGCAGAAAGAATGAGAGACAAGCTAACAGAAATCAAAACACTACTAGGCTACGGCGACTCAGAAGTTTTTCCAAAACAAATTCAATTAAAATCTCAAGATGACACAGGTAACTTTTTAAATCTACCTTACTTTAATGGTAACAAGACTACAAGATATGCATTTAAAGGTGATGGAGAAGCAGCGACTCTTGAGGAATTTTACGAACTATATGATTATATAAAACAAAAAGACATCACAAAGATTAAAATAGAAAGACCAAAGTCCGAGTATGATGATGCACCACCTTGTATAGAGTTGATGGCATTAAACAAGATTCCAGAAGGTGGAAGAAATAATTCTTTATTTCATTTTGGAGTTTATGCAAAAAAGAAATGGCCAGCAGAATGGAAAAGTAAGATGACTTTGTTTAATGCAACAGCATCTACTATACCATTGAGTGAGTCAGAAGTAGAAATAATTAAAACTCAACATGGTAAAAAAGATTGGGGATATAAATGTAATGACGCTCCAATGTGTAACTTATGTGATAAAAAATTATGTAGAGGAAGAAAGTTTGGTATAGGAGAAGAAATAGTATTTCCTGCATTAACAGATTTACAAAAAATAAAATTAGAAAAACCATATTATTACTTAAACGTAGATGGTGAAAGATTACATTTAGAGAACGTTAAATATTTAAAACAACAAAGTTTGTTTCAGGAAGCATGTATGGAACAACTAGATTTTAAACCACCTACAGTTAAATCAAGAGATTGGGATACGATCATAAACCCATTAATGAAGAATCACGAACCAATAGATCCACCAGAAGGTGTAACAACAGCAGATCAATTACAGAATCATTTAGAAGAGTTTTGTTTAGATCGACACATGGGATCTGACATTAAGGATTTAAAACGTGGAGGAGTCTTAACAAAAGATGGTCACCATCATTTTATCTTTGATAAATTTTATAATCAATTCTTACTTAGAAAACGTTGGGATGTAAATTATCAACGAACTGCACAAATGTTGAAAGATGTATGTAAGTGCGACGACAAACGTATAAGTAAAGAAAGAATCTCTGTATTTGTTGTTAAACAATTCGATAAAAAAACAGATGACTATACTCAAAAACAACTTAAACCAAAGGATGTATACTAATGACTGATGACTTAGCATTAATGACGGTTATTTGTGTAGCAACTATTTTAATTACACATATACTATGAGAACTATTGTATTAGGACCACCAGGTACAGGAAAGACTACAACTTTATTAAATAAGGTTGATGAATATTTAAAACAAACCGATCCTGATAAAGTAGGTTATTTTGCATTTACACAGAAGGCTGCCTACGAAGCACGAGACAGAGCAATAAAAAAATTTAACTTAGGTGAAGATGATCTTCCATACTTTAGGACTCTTCATTCATTGGCGTTTAGAAGACTGGGAATTAAGAAAGAACAGGTTATGCAACCACGACATTATAAAGATCTAGGAAAAAAGTTAGGTTTTCCAGTTACCTATGCAGATTTTCAAGAAGATCAAGGAAGTACCTTTAGTTCGGATAGTGAATATCTAAGAATTATACAGCTGGCACAACTTAGAAATATTACACCGGAACAACAATTTGATTTAAATGAACACACACAAGACTTAGAACGTAGTACGCT